GAGATTCATCAACTGCATCAACAGTGATAGTCACCCCGGAATGAGAAATAATCCGCCCCCCAAGTCGGGCCCCCGCATAGTCATTGTCCATAACTTCAACTATATCGCCCGGCGTAAACGCTATGGCGTCCCTCGCCATCTGAAAAGATAATCGGCTGCTTTCGCGTTTTGCCGTTTCCAGTAGCCATTTACCTGCCCGCCAGGCCTGCCCGCGAGAAGTACACCCAAACGCCTCCAGCGTAGTTTCGTTATAGTTTCCACGAGCGATCATCTCGTCGTCAGAAACATACTCTTTAACCTGTTCCCAGCCATTGTCAGGATCAGTCCAGGAGACTACGACCGCATTGTATTTTTCTGATCGCTTTACTGAACTGCGACTAAACTTGCCATCGACAACATTGGCGTTCGTAATGGTCGCGATAGGGTCTTGAGGCGCATCAAGCATCACCGATAAACGCATCCCATCCCACAATGCAATTCCACGAAACATCCCGGCGACTTTATCGAGGATGTCTCGAGCGCTTGCCTGCTCAGTGATGTATGCATTCAGGGTCATTCGAGGTTCTTTACCGCCGTACCCGTCATTGACCAACTGATCGCAATACTGAGAGAGCACATACATTGCGCCATCATCAACATCGATATAGCCAGCGCGACGAGCAAGACCAAATCGCTCGTTTTTTGCCAGTTCACGGAATAGCCATGCGGGATTGTTAGTCCAGGCTTTTTTAAAACCTCCTGTCCATAGTCCTGCATACGTTTTGGTTATTGGGTCATAGTTGTCAGGAACGTCAACAATAAGACCACGCAGATGATAAGTGCGGTTTGGGGTGTCGTTATACTGATCGCGGTCTATCACTGCACCGGCAATCGCTGAGAACGGGTAATTTAAATTATCGTCGGTGATTTCTGTATAGCTGTTCCAGATAGTTCCGTTTGTCAGTAAGTCACTGGTGCTGTCGGGAGTGATTCGACGCACACGGATATCAAAAGGCTTAGTCTCCGGGGCATCAATGACATATGCCTCCAGATATTCCCCAGAAATTTTCCCAGAGATGGTGACGGTCTGTTCTACTGCCCACCCGGTAGATCCAACTCTGGTTTCCAGCACCATCGTTACGGAAGTATTGTGTTGATTACCCTTGGTATCTTGCTCAACCAGACCCGTGACACCAACGTTGAAACGAACCCGCGTTACTTCCTGATCTGTTATTGTCCTGACCAGTGGGGTGTCAAAAGTGACATCGGTATTGATAATCGTCGTTGCTTCAATCGCAGAAAAACCGTTAATAGGCTGCTGCGTCTCAGAACCAGGCCTCCACGCAACGCTCACACCATTAACGCTGATATTACCGTTCACATCCGTTACAGGCGTGTCGTTCAGCAGGAAAGATGAAAGGTGGGACTGGTCTATCGGGCCGTAGATTGGGCCTTCGCTGATAAGGTCGAGAACGCGGTAAAATTGTTTTGATTTGAGATTGTCATCTAACAACTTAGGAGTACTACCGCCACCACCACCTGAACTCATGGGAAACCTCCATAAAAAAAGCCATCCGAAGATGGCCCATTCTTTATTTACCGTGGCGCTCGGTGTATCCGGCACCATATTCGTTAAGCTGATTTATCTGCTCCTCCCTCCAGCGAATCGCTCGGGACATAGCATCTTCAAGCGATCCCCCCTTTGGATAGAATTGGCGACGGACCTGCTTGCCATCAACATGAACATAGGCCTCATAAAAGGGGAATTTGCCCTTGTCCATAGCCAGCCTAACCCCAGTCAGACCAGAGATATTATTTTTTTGCCTTCGGCAATTTCGGGCATTTTTGGATGGGGTTACCAAACGGAGATTCGTGATCTTGTTGTTTAGGGTATCCCCATCAACGTGATCGATTATCAGGCCTTCTGGAATTTCACCATGATGCAGAAACCACACGATGCGATGAATACTTAGATACCCGCCATTAACCCTGGCTCGGCAATAGCTTCGCGGATATTTACCGGAAATCTTATTGATTGTACCTGCTTGGTGACCGCATTTTGTGCGCCGTGATGGAGATATCTTCCAGGTCAGATATGTGGGTGACGTTTCGTCATAGGCAAATAAATCATGTAGACTGAGCTCAGCCATGATGGCCTCCGATTCAGGTTATTTGGTTAGAGCCGGGATGATGTTCCACCATCATTTCCGGCTTGTTCATTTTACCACCTATTACCCTATCGAAGCATCCCAATCGACATTATTCGATGTATCTATACCGAGACTGATAACGTTGCTGCCAACCACCATTTCGCCCATGAGTATTGGTACAGGCCTGCCCTGTCCAACCCGGTTTTCGGCACTGGTAAAAGAGTTATTTGTCAGCGTGTTATTATCCGCTGCCTCGGCTGAGGTTTTGGTCTTCATATTGCGCGCCGAATAGACCGAATAAGCCACTGATGCGGCAGTCACCACAAGAGAAATAACTAATGCCGCCGTACCAGATATTGCGCCCTCAACAACTGGAGCAAATATGACAGTCGACCCATTCTTCAGTCGTCGGTCCATATGCCAGTTAATTGAGGATTCGCTGACATCCTCTCCAGCCACCCTAAGCCTAATTTTTGTACTCAGAAACGCTTTCTTGAATTCATGGTTCTGCGCGAGAAGCAATCTGAGACCCTGCGCTGGGGTTTCAACATTTAAAGAGATCTGGCGGTGAAATCGGCGTAAATGCCCTGCAAATTTAAAGATAAGCACTGTTCATGCCTCCAGATTGAATGCATCTGTTTAATGTACGCTGGCCGCATAGGCTCCCTGCGACTCAGGTGCCCGGCGTGGTCATGGTGGAGTACGATATTGTCTTCAAGCAAAATCATCGCGTGGCAAGGATCTGCGCCCGGGAAAGGTTGCCGGATAATGACGTCACCCGGCTGCGCTTCCTTTGCTGAAATCTGATGGAATCCATTAAGTGGCATGTTAGTCAGGTAAAGATTTTCACCCCGCAACCACCATCCGTTTGCGCGATCGAAGTCAGGTAAATCAATCCCGCACAGGTGATACGCATCCCTAAACAGGGTGTAGCAGTCCATTACACCATGCTCGAACTTGCGGCCCAGAAGAAAGGGAACTGGCCTGAACTCAATAACACGACCACCAGACGCCAAGAGCCAGGGAAGACCAGTGATAACCTGCATATGGCGATCTGCACCTGACAATACAGGGGCGTTTCCAGGGTGCGAGTGAAATACCGCAGTCACCTCCCCTTCTTCCTCTGCTGCCAGCCAGTCGCTATCACTGATGCGGAAGTGTCTGCCTGGCTCGGGATGGATGTTTGGGCATCGATACACGAGCTCATCGTCGATTATTAATGCGCACACTTCATCCTGCGACGATGCTGCATAGTCGAGTAATTCTTGCATCAGGAAACCTTCTGAGAGCCTGGGAAGCTGCTGATTGGCATTGGTTCAGGTCGTGGATAGCGCAACCTGCAGCCAGTGCGTCGGTGAGAGCACTTATCTTTTGCCGGGTCTGATGTCGGAGTATCGCGCTCATCTGCCACCGGCGGGCCGTCATATCTACACCCGACACCGCGATACTGCCACTGGCAAACATCGGCCAGAATTGTGCGCGCCGGGATAATTGCGTTGTCACAGTCAATCGGCGTTGCCAGGGAATAGGTCACCTGTTCGAACGTTTCCTCCGTCATTTCCTCGACAACATAGCGAGAAACCGCTTCCTGCGTTGGATCTGCGTCAGCATTACCATTCGGGAAATTAACCGCATCAAGGTATTTCACCGGTACTTGTCGTCGGGTAATGACAACACCGAGCATGTCGTCAAAGTCATTATTGATGCCCGTAATCAGGCCAGTGATATTGGCAACTGTCATCGTAGGGCGACCATAGGTGCCTTCATTTTTCGACTCAAACCCTTCGACGGCAATAGGGTATGCGGGATAGGTATTCCCTTTCCACACGACATCACCGTAGTAACCGTTAGTGCCAGAATAAAAGCGAACGATGTCACCACCATATGGCTGGAGGTCCGCTTCAAACAAATCAATGAAGGCACCCACTCCAGCATCGACGCTATCAATAATTAAGTTTGATGGTATGTCGCGCACGGAAAACTCCCATTAAAAAAGCCACCCGGCGGTGGCTTATCGTGGCACTTGTTCAAATGTGGCCGTCAGTTCATACAGGGCCCCTGTTTTCGTCGCACTCCAGGTTCTACACACGAATAACGCCTGTATTCCCGTATCGGATGGAGTCCAGTAAAACGCCTCGACAGCCATTCTCGCTTTGAGGAACGCCTCGGCTGCCTTAGCAACATTGGGCTGGCTGCATTTGCTATCGTCCACACCTTTAAATGTCAGAGAGTACTTGTCCATTAAGGGATTTATTCCCTTGGTCTGTCGCTGCTCATAACCGTCACCCAGTTTTACGACGGCAACGTTCGGCGAGCGCTCAGCTGTATACCCTTTCTGCGGTGACCATGTGAATGTTTCTGGCATGGAATACTCCCAATAAAAAACCCGCCGAAGCGGATCTTTCACATTTTAATTTTTGCGTTTGGATGGATGAAAGTTGTTCCCGAAATGTCATTGACACCGCCGATAACAAATCCAAAAATCTCAGCCATGCCTCCGTCATTTGTCACGCCTTTTGTAGCCATGCCTCTAAGGACCAATTTACCACCGGACTCAACAGTGATATGCCCCGTAACCATTCCGCTGACTTCAGCTCTGCATCCACTTGTAATGACAAGACGACCGCACACCATACCAGCAAGGTCGAGATCACTGCTTAAAACCAAATCGCCTTCATGTTTTCCTGTAATCTTCATATCATGTTCCTTCGTATGGGATTATAGCAATGTTAACAACAATCTATCGTTTCGTCCTTGGCTGAATCATTCCACTTGGCCTGTTTGCCTGGTCGTTTATCTGAAACAACGCGACCCTCTTCATCATCCCTTCCATCTGTTTTATCGTGGACTGATCAATACCCCCAGTAGTGTTGATTTCGAATGTGACGTACTGCACAACACCCCCACCACTTCCACCGGAGTTTGCTCCCTGCATATCACGGTTGCTTATCACCCGGCCATTGTCGCCCGGTATCATGTACTGACTACCGTTGCTGGCCTGGTAAATCTCAGGCTTACCACCTTCCCCTACCCGGTACATACTGTTGGCGCTGACAGGACCGCCATGTTCGCGACCGCCGCCGTAAGATACACCTCCAATTGATGAAACTAATTGGCCCCCAGCCGCAGCGACCTGTGCCATAGCTGCCATATTCCATGGGAACGGGCCTGATGCCATAGCATTCGATAATGCCAATTGCAGATTGAGACCAGCCTGCGCGACGGCAAAACCTTTACTGATAGCAAAAAGAGCCTTATATGCTGAACTCGTATCTCCCGCGCTTTTCGCAATAATGTCCGCTAATCCTGAAAACCCTTCGCCTATGCCACCTAGAAGGGAATTCATAATATCTACCTGACGACGTTCTTCATTTTGCGCGATGGATATTCTGTCATTCGCAGCCTGTTTGGAGATGGCGGTCCTTCCGTCCTCATATTGCTGCTGGCTTAAGACGCCGAGCTGTTGGTAACGTTGAAGTGCTTCAAGTTTCCTCTGCTCCTCATCATTAACCTGTGCCGTCGGGTCCTCAGCATCCCCGGTGTATGGATCACGTTGCGTCTTTGATGCGGCGACTTCTTGGTTGATGAAGCTCCCGGCCTGTTCTGCCTGTTGCCGCATCTTAATTGCATTAGTCACATCCCAGGTTTTCTCAGCGTATTTTCCGGCTAGCGCGATTTGTTGCTGAGTGGCTCCCTTGCCAAGGGATTGCTGGGCCTGGAGAATGGCTTGCTCTCGGCTTAATTCGCTTACTGAACCGGCAGCCAGTTCGGATTGCTGTTTCAGGTTTGCCAGTTTCTGAGCAACGTTTTGCTGCTCCGTCGCTGCTTTTTTGGCGGCTGCAGAAGCTGATTTTTGCGCACCTAATGATTGTCCGGCGGCAATTGTGAAGTGCTTTGTGGCATCAGCCGCATTGTTTGTTTCTTTGGTTACAGCCTTCATGTCAGTCGCCAAAACATTTGCGGCATCAATCGCAGCATTTGATTTGTTCAACTTATCGAAATTTTCAACCGCCTCTGCCAGAGTTGGGTTGAAAATTGCTAATACCCTGGCCATTGCCAGAATCTTGTCCGCGCCTGTTGATGAGGATGATGCCAGGGTGTCAATCGACCTTGCAACCAGATCGATAGCACTCACGATTGCTGAAGATGCACCAGTGGCATTGTTTATTGATGCGACCAACTTAGCGAACGAAGTTTCAAGGCTGCCGGTAGCCTGGCTCATCGTCCGTGGAAGCTTGCTGAATTCTTCGTTTACTGCGCCAGTGCGGTCCTGAATTGCATTCAACGCATCTTGAGCTGTTAGTTTTCCGGCAAGCATTTCTTGTCGTAATTGGCCCATAGATATTCCAAGGCCGGTTGCTATTTGCCTTGCCAGTTCTGGCATCTGCTCAAGAATAGAGTTGAATTCTTCGGCGCGAATGGTTCCTGATGCAATGGATTGACCGAATTGACGTAGAGCGTTTGCCATTTCTTCGGTCGACGATCCACCAATACGACCAATTTTTTGCAACGTATCGGTAAGATTCAATACCTGGTCGTTAGTAGCCCCAGCCTCTTTTAATGAGGCTGTAAGCGACTCCCATAGCTTTTCGGTGTCACTCAAGCTTGCGCCAGTCTTTGATGCGATATCCGCAAGGGATGACATCGTTTCCTTAGCTGCTTCAACGCTTGGGCTCAGACGCGTAATGCGCGCCTGAAGAATGTTCATTTCGTCACTGATCGCGAGCAGGCGCTTGGCAGTTTCAACCGTGAAGGCGGCAGCAATAGCCACGCCGACCTTGTTCAGAGCACCTTCAAATTTCCCAGCCGATTGCGATGACTGATTAAACTTACCATTCATCTGTTCGAGTCTGTCGTTCACTTTCTTCTGTGCTTCAATAAGCTCAGCGACATCCATTTGAACCTGATAAACGATATTTCCGACCTGCTGATCGCTCGCCATACTTTTCTCCTGGCAATAAAAAACCCCGTCAAAGCGGGGTTATCAAAACTGCATTTAACTCATTTTGTTTCGGGGTTAGAAAACCCTGAAAGGTCGAATTTAAACTGCTTTGCGCCAGCCTGATAGAAATCAGCCTCAATGATCAGTTTTTTGTGTTTCTCGATATTCTTGATGAAGTCCTGGGAGTTACTTACAAAAATAACATCTGACTTTCCATTTGCGGCAGCATTCATTTTATATTTCTTGATCTTATCATTGTCGAACTTTACAGAAATTTCACACCCATCAAATGACGTGCAACTGTACTGCCCTTTGCTGATTATCAGCATCACCTCTTCAAGCTTAAGATCTTCTGCTTTTTGTGAATCCTTGAGCACTTCTTTCTTCGAGCGCAAAATTATTGCCATTTTCGAGCCCCCATTGTACGGAAACTCGAAGTCTACGGAATTGTCAGATTGCGTTTGCAAGAACTTGGTTGAAGTTCCGCGCATCTCATCCGTGTCGTACGTCGCCAGCCACCCAGCGGAGAATGCAGGCAATGATATTAAAGCCAGCAAGCTTAATGCGTATTTTCTATTTTTCATCCAAACATCCCTATGCTTTAAAAGAGTTCAGATAAATCCTAGCATGGGCTTGGTGCAATATCGCGCAAGAAAAAGCCACCCGTAGGTGGCTAATTTCTTACCCAGCGTTCTCGCAGCCTGGCTGGCTACGATCAATAACCTCTGTACCCTCAATGCGGTAACCGAGTGTACCGAAAATGAATGCATGGTTAAGTTGCGAGACCACTACATCGGACAGGGCCACGGCACACTTATTTTTCTCAATTGCGCGATCCATTGCTGTTTTCACATTAGGAATGCCAAGAGGGAAAAGAACAACTGCTACCTTATCTTCACCAATTACGCGCTGACCCTTAACGAATTTTGCAGAGTTAAGATTGTAGTTTTTGGTGCTAGCTACAGTCATGTCGGCAACGCGAACCGTACAGCCAGATAACAGCAACGCACCAAGAGCTAAAGCAACTACCTTTTTCATTTTATGTTTCCTTTGATTGCAATCGGAAACATCCTAACACCATGAAAAAACAGGTCAACGACAAAACCCGCAACTAATCGGAGTGGGCTACCTATTCTTGGCTCTGGCCCGCCTGGCGGCCTGCCTGGCAAGGAAATCATCCGATACATACGCGTACTCTTCCTGAGTAAGTCCCTTCTGTTCTGGGTATTTTGCAGCAATGAGCAGAGCAAACTCTGTCATTGTCAGATTGCTGGCATCATCTCGGCTCATACCAAAGATGTTTCGTGCGGAGTTTATGTAATCGAAGGCATTGAATTCGCGGCTCGCTTTGTTGCTTTCATGCCGCTGCAGTTTTCGAACCTTGGCTTTACCGATGACCCCGTGCTGCATCAACTGCTGGGCAATAACAATCATGTCGTTTTTGGGCATCAAGCCGGGTCGATAAACTACGTACCGGCTCCACCCTTTCCACTCACCGATTATTGGTGTTAAGTCACTATCACAACAGGACTGGATGATGCGCATTGCCGTCGTGAGCAACTTGTCTGCAATGCGATACATTGCTGGCTGAACCCACTCCGGTATGCGGCCAAAATTTCTGCTGCATAGCTCAATAATCGCTAGCGCTTCATTGCCATGAATATCTGCGTAAACCTGCACAATCTCTTCCGGCGTTCCGATACGAGTCATTGCCAGAAAAGACGGTCGAAGCAGATAGTCTTTACCGCCTTCACGGCCATCGCTTACGCCGATCTCTCCTGTTTCAAGAAGTGGTGTCATGTGTTGCTCCATTAGCGGTCATTATCAAGGGCAGCAAGCTACCCTTTGTAATAATCGTTAGCTGACAGTAACGGCGCAGGATGTAGAGGTGATGGTTGTTGGCACATCTGCGGAATCTGTGGCTTCGCACGTATACGCGCCAGCATCACCAGCAACCGCGCTGGCCTTGTTGAATGTGGCGGTAGTCTGCCCGCTGACCACTGCACCGGCTTTCTTCCACACGAAGGTGTAAGGAGCCACGCCACCAGTGACGGCAACATTCATGCTCAGCGCCGAACCAGTTGCTACCGTTTTAGTAGCTGGCAGATCGGTACTGAAAGTGAGTGCAGGCGCATCCAGATTAGTCAGACTAACAGTGGTGCCATCAGACACCTTGAACTCAACAGAGAAGGTGATGATGTCTTTACTACCGCCATCTGCCGGGGTGGCACCTGAAATAACCATATAGCCAGAAAATTCCAGCGGGCCAATGCTGATGCGTGCCCACAGTGTCGGCTGGCGTTTGGCATTCAGCTCATCGACGAAGTACGTGAACAGGTTTGCGTAGCCGAACTGATCGAGTTTGTCGTGCTTACGCACTTCACCGTCAAAACTGATCGTCGCGTCAGCGTTGGTGATAATGTTCTCAACCCAACCACCAGTATCATCAGCGTCAGAGCTAACGGAATTTGGTGAGAAGGAAAGCCCCTTACTTGTACCAGCGCCAAGCGCCAGCCATTCTTCTTCTGTCGGCCGTGTGTCAGCACACCCCATGGCAAGCTCAAGCACAGTAGCTGAGCCGAAGACGCGTTCATTCGAAGTTGGGCAATTTGCAGCCATCTTTGACCTCTTTTATGCATAAAAAAAGGCCGCCAGATGGCGACCTTGTGTTGATGATTTGGATGTTAATCCCCGAAGATGCACGCAAACTGTAGCCTGAACACCATTCGCCCTTCTTCGGTTTGAACCGGTGCCGGGATAGCCCCTATGTTCTCGATTTTCCCGACACACTCATCTGAGTGCGGGTTGTCCTGGATGTAATCGACAATTGCCTGGGTAGCCAGTGCTGCATCCTGGATTTTATTCTTCGCGCCGATCACGTCGACAAGAACGTAGTTGTCATTGCCCAGGTCATTGCGAATACTGGTGCCACCGTTCGGTCTGAATACCATTACCGCCTTAGTCAGGTCACCAGGGTCGTTAAATCCGAGCAGTTGCACCAAAAACCCTGTCGTCAGCCCAGCATCTCCGAACATGTTTCTGACTCGCTGGTACATTGGGGGAGTCATAGAGACATTTCCTTCGCTATCACGGCATCAATTTGCCGCTTTGTGTCTTCAAAACCTTTGGATAGGAACTCTTTTTTCGCAGTAGCGCGCCGGAAAGTCTGGGGCACATCCGGGTCGTGAACATAAATCGCATAATTGGCAGAATAGCCAACCCGACCCGTGACGCGCGTTCCGTTGACTTCAATATCTCGATATTGGCTGTTTATGAGGGTTGAAGTATCGATTGGTGTGTACAGAGCAGCCTGCGACCCGCCTATAATCAACGCTGACTGTATAGCCCTAACAGCCTTGCGTCCCTGAATATCACCGACGAGAGAGTTGAGGTTTTTGCGAGCCTCGTTGATGCCTTTCACTTTGATGCCCATGGCTATACACCTGTCAAAATCGCATAGTCGTCCGACACACGCTCGAACGTGTCGGCGTAGCGGATTACCTGCCGCACCTCGTCGGCACCGGCCACAACCGGATCGGCCTCGGTCGATATGCCAATCAGCAGGTAATCACCTGCGGCCGCCAGCGCGAACTCGCTCCAGACTGTGTTCTTCACGACGATTTCAGCACCCAGGCTGGCTAACTTCTTGCTGAGCCCGCCCTCATAGTCACAGAGGATTTGCTCAGGTTCGGCATAGCCGAGCGGGTCGCCGTATTCA